CTGCTGGCGTTTGTGCTGACCGGGTGCGATGACATTGATATGCACATCGCTGTGCAGGCCGATCTTGCGGATGCGATTGCAACTGCGGCAAAAGAGGCCGGGACTGTGGCGGTGACAGCGAAATGAAAACCCGCATCGCCACCGATTGGGCGACGTACCGCATCTATCGCTAGTGCAACCCGCTGCCCGTGGCTTTGCGCGTCGCGTGGCGGGCTATCCGCAGGGGCTGACATGGAATGCCCAAGCGGAAAGGTAGTGCACACGCTCAAGACCGCCACGGAATCAGCAAAGCGCGCCCGGCGCCGCACAGAAACGCCCCTCGCGCCGTACCGCTGCGCCCACTGCGGAGGCTGGCATGTGGGGCAAAAGAGCGGGCTGAAACGGCCCGTGAAGACGATTTACGACAACCACCAATTGAACCAACAACCAAGGAACTGAACCATGGCCATCTCACTCGCAAGCCTGCAAAAAAACAGCCCCAAGGCGCCGCGCATCGTCATCTACGGCGACGCAGGCACTGGCAAGACAACCTTCGGGGCCTGCGCCCCAGCGCCCGTGTTCCTGCAAACCGAGGACGGCCTGGGCAACTTGGACGCCACCGCGTTTCCGCTGGCAACCAGCTTTGAAGATGCCATGGCAGCGCTGCAAAGCCTATACACAGAGCCGCACGATTTCAAAACGCTGGTGGTCGATTCCCTTGACTGGCTGGAGCCGCTGGTGTGGCAGCAAGTCTGCACACAGCACAAGGTCGCCAGCATCGAGGCCCTGCCCCACGGCAAGGGCTACGTTGAAGCGCTGTCTATCTGGCGCCAGTTCTTCGACGGCATCACCGCCCTGCGCGATGCCCGGAACATGACCATCGTCATGACAGCTCACAGCCAGGTGGTGCGCGTGGAAGACCCCACCTTGCCCGCCTACGACCGCCACGGCCTGAAGCTGCACAAGCGCGCAGCCGCGCTGGCAGAAGAGTTTGCAGACGTGATCCTGTTTGCCGCAGTGCAGACCAACACCGTGACCGAGGACGCCGGGTTTAACGGCAAGCGGGTTCGCGCCACCAGCACGGGCGAGCGAATCATGCACACCGTTGGGCAGCCTGCATTCCTTGCCAAAAGTCGATATTCGCTCCCCTCGCCATTGCCGCTGACGTGGGAAGCATTCGCGCAGGCCATGAAGCCTGCAACCACCGAAGCCAAAGCGGCTTGAACCATTCCCAACCCTGAACCATAGAAAGAACCTGAACCATGGCATCCCTCAACTTTGACGCATCCGGCATTGACACCACCAGCCAATTCGACGCTATCCCCGCTGGCGACTATGAGGCGATGGTGACTGAAAGCACCATGAAGAACACCAAGGACGGTACCGGCCAATATCTTGAACTGACCATCGAAATCCAAGCCGGACAGTACCAGGGACGCCGCCTTTGGGACCGGTTGAACCTCTCCAACCGCAACCCCAAGGCGGTCGAGATTGCGCAAAAGCAACTGGCACAGCTCTGCCACGCCACCGGCGTGCTGCAGGTGCAAGACAGCCAGCAACTGCACAACCGCCCCATGGTCATGAAGGTGGCCGTCAAGAACGACCCCGAGCGCGGCCCGTCCAACGAAATCAAGGGCTACAAAGCCAAGGGCGCAGCGCAACAGGCCGCACCGTTCCAGGCGCCTCGTGCGGCAGCTCCTGCAGCCCCGGCAGCAGCACCGCTGCCTTGGGCTGCGGCACGGGCGGCGTAATGGCAACCGTGGCATTTCGCGCGGACCTCAAGCTGGCAACCGCCACGCTTGCGGCCATAGACGCCGCCACGCTGCGGAATGCCGAAGATGGACTGCGCCCCCACCTGGGGGCCAGCCTCATCGGACGGCCCTGCAGCAAGGCGCTGTGGTACACCTTCCGGTGGGCCACACAACCGCAACACGAGCCGCGCATCCTGCGGCTCTTTTTACGTGGGCACCGCGAAGAGGATAACTTGGCGGGACTGCTGCGCGCCGCTGGCGTCACGGTGATGACCGTCAACCCGGAAACCGGCAAGCAATTCAGCTTTGGCAGCGGCCACTTCAGCGGATCAATGGACGGTGCGTGCGTGGGACTGCCAGACGCGCCCAAGACATGGCACGCGATGGAGTTCAAAACGCACAGCGCCAAAAGCTTCAACGACCTGACCAAGAAGGGCGTGAAGGACGCAAAGCCTGAGCATTGGGCACAGATGCAGTGCTACATGGCCTGGGCAGGCATGGAGCGGGCGCTGTACGTGGCCGTGTGCAAAGACGATGACCGCCTGCACCTGGAGCGCATCGATGCGGACAAAGATGCAGCCAAGGCCCTCATGGACAAGGCACAGCACATCATCGACTCGCCTACGCCACCCGATGGCATCAGCGACGACCCGGACTACTACCTGTGCAAGTGGTGCGAACACAAAGACCTGTGCCACGGCACAGCCGCACCGCTGCCAACCTGCCGCAGTTGCAGCCACAGCACGCCAGAGACTGGGGGAACATGGACATGCGCTCGCCACCAGGGCAAGACGCTGGCAGTGGCAGAGCAAAAGCAGGGATGCGACGCCCACCGCGTCATCCCCATATTGCTGCGCAACTGGGCAGAACCGATAGACGCCAGCGACCAGGACAACTGGGTCAGGTACCAGATCAAGGCGGGCGGCGAATTCACCAACGGCGCACCACCGGCGGGCTACACCAGCGACGAAATCCACGCATGTAAAGACAAGCTAGCGCTTGGCATGGTGGCCGATCAATTTAAGGAACTGCGCGAGCAGTTCGGAGCGGAGATTGTGGGATGACCATTTGCATATTCCTTGCCCTGCAAGAGTTTGAGGACGGGCGCGTGATGTTCCGGCGCTTTGCGTATGACGGCGAAACCGGCTTTGAGCTTTCACCGCCACCAGGCGGCGCTTTCCAAAAGCAAACCCTTGCCGCTTTTCACTGGCTGCACGCTGCGGGCCTTCCGGTAGCGCGTGACGGGGAAGTCAAAAACACGACGCGACCGCAGCACGAAACAAACCCGTTTGAGGTGATTCATGATCCTTCGCCCCTACCAACAGCGCAGCATTGATGCCCTGTATCACTGGTGGGTAGCCCACCCCGGCACACACGAAAACCCGATCTGCGTGCTGCCCACCGGCGCAGGCAAAAGCGTGGTGATTGCCGAGCTGTGCCGCCTGCTCTTTGACACCTGGCCCGACGAGCATCCGCGCACGGTTGTGCTGGTGCCATCCAAAGAGCTTGCAGAGCAGAACGCCGCCAAGCTGCGCGCCATGCTGCCCACGCACCTGACGGTGGGCTACTACAGCGCCAGCCTGGGCAGAAAGCAGGCCATGGCCGATGTGATCGTGGCAACCATTGGCAGCATCTACAAAGACGCGCACCTGCTGGGCAATATCAAGTGCGTGGTGGTGGATGAATGCCACATGGTCAACCCCGACGGCGCAGATGCGGGCCGGTATCGCAAGTTTCTGACCGAGCTTGCGCGCCTGTGCAGCTTTCGCGTGGTGGGCTACACCGCCACCCCATTCCGGGGCAATGGCGTGTGGCTGACCGATGGCGACGACCCGTTGTTTACCGGCGTGGCATGCACAGTGCCTGTGCAAGAACTGCTAGACGCTGGGCACCTCGCCCCGCTCATTCGACCGGTTGACGCCATGCAGACCCGCATTGATACCAGCGGCATCAAGACCACCAGCGGGGATTACAACCTGCACGACCTGGCCGACCGCGTAGAAGCCTACCTGCCACAAGCCGCGCAAGAAGCTGCGCAACTGGCAGCAGACCGGAAGAAGTGGATCGCGTTTTGCGCCACAGTCGAAAACGCGACGCACCTGGTGCAACTGCTCAATGCGCAGGGCATCACCGCATCATTGGTGTGCGGCGAAACGCCCAAGACCGAGCGCGAAGAACTGATTGCCAGCTTTCGCGCCGGGCGCATTCGCTGCCTTGTCACCGTGCTGGCACTGGCGACCGGCTTCGATGTGCCTGATGTGGACTGCATCCTGTGGCTGCGCCCCACGCAAAGCCCCGTGCTTTACGTGCAAGGCGCTGGCCGGGGACTGCGGCCAGCCGACGGAAAGGCTAATTGCCTGTGGCTGGATTTCAGCGACACCACCGAGCGCCTTGGCCCGGTGGACGCCATCAAGGGACGC